TTCTTATCAGTCAGGAGTATCGCGCACGCCTTATCCATCGCTTTCTGCTCCGGAGTCATCTCGTTTACAAGAGAAATAGTCGTGTGAAACTTTACAAGTTGCCTTTTAACGTCACTCATGCTATCCAGTCCTCCCGTCCATGCGTTTCCGTAGAAACGTGCGAGAAATTGAACTGGCTCACCTGTCTTCTTGAAGTCAAGTTTGAGAACTTGACCCCAGGCGACAGCGCAATTGCGGTAGGAGATATCGGCTTGTTCAGCTGTGAATCTTGGTGGAATAGTCACAAGACCATCATCACCTCCATAGACTCCAAGACTTTTCCAAGCCTCATCATAGTCCATTCCCATCTCGCACATTGCAGAGAACGAAATGAATGCTGTTAGTATTGTGTTGAACAGTGAGGTTTCGGGGCTCCCAGAAGCTCGGGCAAATCCTGTTTCGTATTTGCGGCTTCCTAGTTGTCCGTCCTTGTTGTATTGTTCACGCATCAATCTGATCATTTCCGGATCTTCTCCAAAGAGACCAATCATGATTGGTTCTTCGATCATTTCACGTACTTCCTGAGTCACGTGTCCATCCATCCTTGAAAAGTCAGTTTCCGCAACCAAGACCGCTCCGTTCACTATTTCAGCGACACGTTCAGCGATCTCCATGGGTTTGCGGAAAGCATACCAAGAGAATTCCTTGATGTGCTTACTAGCAGCTAGAGTATAACGAGAATACTCTAATTTCGTTAGGCCGGGAAGAGTGGAGATAACTCTTGGTGTCCCGACCTTAGCATAAGCTTCGCGTTTCATGAAAGAAGAGATCGTGTCATCAGTCACTTCTCCAGTGTTTGATGCTTCTTCCAGAATCGCGCGTTGTGTCGTCCTTGTCTGGTTCTCCCAGACAGCCTCGAAATCCACAGGTGACAATTTTCCTGTGTTAACCACTCTCTTGACGAAGTCGAGAGCACGGCGTCGTTGTATCCGTGATATGGTTAGGCTCCTAATTTGTTTTAGATTGGTCACTCTTGACTCCACTCCCCAGGACGTTGTCTTCGTATCCTGGGCTGGTGCAAAGCACCCGCCTGCAACCACAGCAGGCATGAAGGGAGCGATTGTTGACTTGTCGTTATCATCACAAGTCAAATCTGCA